GCATTGCTCCGACCTCTACCCGCTGATGATGCGCGAAGCCGCGCAAGACAAGCATGACTGAAATGCTGACGGGGGCCGCCCCAACCACCAACCAAGGCCAAGCCGCAGCGACTACGCCTGCGCAGACCCCGGCAACGGAGCCTGCAAAGACGGAGGCACAAGCCGCGCCGAAGCAGGATGCCGAGGCAGGCAAGCAGCAGAACAGCGAGGCTCCAAAGGCTCAGGACTACACCCTGAAGGGTGAGTACGACGCCGACGTACTGTCAACGTACACGGATCTCGCCAAGTCCATGGGTCTGAACCAAGAAGGCGCGCAGAAGATGCTCGACCAGATGGCCCCGGCTCTCAAGAAGGCCGAGGAAACCAAGCTGTCGAACATGCGTGCCGAATGGCTGGAGCAGTCCAAGAATGATCCCGAGTTCGGCGGTGCGAAGCTCGATGAGAGCCTGAAGCTCGCCAACAAGGCGTACGAGGCACTTGCTTCTCCGACCCTCAAGGAACTGCTGAAGGATTCCGGCCTCGCCAACCATCCCGAGATGGTGCGGTTGTTCCGCAAGGCCGGAGAGATGATCTCGACGGATCATTTCGTGGGCGGCAAGAGCACTTCGGGCCAGAAGCCTACTGGCCCGCGAGACTTCAACACCATCGCCGAGTCCTTCTACTCGACGAAGTAGGCACCAACCCCTGAATCAACATGGCAGTTCTTGGAAACAGCAACCTCACGCTGGCCGACTGGTCGAAGCGTGTTCACCCCGACGGCAGCATTGGCGACATCGCTGAACTGCTGAGTCAGACCAACGAAGTCCTTGAGGACTGCGTTTGGAAGGAGGGCAACCTCCCGACCGGCGATCGAGTCATCATCCGCACCGGCCTTCCGACGACCTACTACCGCGCTCTGAACTCGGGCATCCCGTCCAGCAAGAGCACGACGGCCCAGGTCGATGAGGCGTGCGCGATCATCGAGGCGCGTTCGGAAATGGACGTTGACCTTGCCAAGCTGAACGGCAACACCAACCAGTTCCGCCTGTCGGAGGACTCGGCGTTCATCGAGTCGATGAACCAGACCTTTGTGCAGGGTCTGTTCCGTGGCAACCCGGTCACGGACAACAAGCAGTTCCTTGGCCTGGAAAACCGCTACAACAGTCGCAACTCTGCGGTCGGCAACAGCGTCAACGTGCTGCATGGCGGTGGATCAGGCAGCAACAACGCTTCGATCTACCTTGTCGGCTGGTCGGATCGGACGGTCTACTGCCCGTTCCCGAAGGGCAGCAACGCGGGCCTGATGAAGGAAGACCTGGGCATCCAGACGATCTTCGACGGCACGAACCGCATGCAGGCGTACGTCTCGCGCTTCCAATGGAAGCCGGGTCTTGCGGTCAAGGACTGGCGGTACGTCGTTCGCATTGCGAACATCGACACCGGCTCGGGCACGGATGGCGTCTTCACCACCTCGGGCAGCGGCGCGCAAAGCACGGGTGCGGCTACGAACATCATCAAGCTGATGGCCCGTGCGATGGATCGCATTCCGTCGTTCGGCGGCATCAAGCCGTGCTTCTACATGAACCGCACGCTGTACAGCGCGCTGCGCATCCAGGCCATGGACCGCACGCAGGGCGTTCTGGACATCGAGAAGGGCCTGTCGCAGTTCGGCACCCCGATGTCGTGGCTGACCTTCCAGGGCATTCCTGTCCGCAAGGTCGATGCTCTCACCTCCACCGAAGCCGTTGTTCCGGCGTAATCCACGGAGACACACACATGATCACCGACGCACTTCTTTCGTTCACCGGAACGGCTCCTTCGTTCGCCGTTCAAGCGTTCTCTGGCACGGCTGCCAGCAACTCGACCGGGCAGCTTGTACTTCAGAACGCTATGGACCTGTCACAGGTTCGCTCTCTGGATGGCGAACCGCTGCATGTCGTGTTCACGTTCACTACGGCCGTGACGCTTGGAAGCGGCACGGTCACGGGTGGCCGTATTTCGGTCGTTGCCTCGGACGGAACGAGTGGTGACACGATCGCTCTGACGACGTTCAACGAAATCGCCGGCCTCCAGTTTGGAGGCATCCCCAATGCCTCGTTTGCCAACAGGCAGTTCGTTGTCTCGATCCCGAGCGATCAGTTCTTCAACCCAGTTACGGGAGCGGCGGACTACAAGGGCCGTCGGTACATCGGCGTCACGCTGACGCTGTTCCTGTCTGCTGCGGCTCCGACCTACTCGTTCTCCGCCACCGCTGTCATGGTGAAGGACGTTCAGAACGGTCGTCAGTTCTACCCGAGCGGCTTCTCGGTCTCCTGATCGAAGCGGCTGCCTGAGTTACCGGGCCTCGCCGTGCTTCCAAGTACGGCGGGGCCTTGTGCTATCTGACCGAGGTGTTCCATGGCGAAGCGCAAGTTCTTGTTGGCAATCGGGCAGAGCAACAGCACCGCGATCGGCGATGCCCAGTCTTGGGAGGACCAGAACCTCCAGATCGCTCTGCGGAATCCGCAGATCGCCCCGACGCAGTTCGGGGAGGGCAGCTACAGCGACACGTTCACGCTGCCGGTGACGTTCGCTGGAGGTCGGCAGACACTTCGCTACGGCACGGGGCCGAAGAGCAGCCCGTGGCAGACCGTCAGCACCAAGGGCCTTGCGGTGCAGGCCGTGAAGATGCTGACGTTCTACGATCCGGTCGCAACGAAAACGAACCCGTCCGGCCAATCGTTCACGAAGTACCCAGGCACATGCTCCGTCATCGCTGGATCGACGACGCGCAAGTTGGAGACGGATTGCGCTTGGCAGTACGACGCGACGGGCTTGACGATCACGCGCAAGCGCGACGGGCGGACCTACACGGTCACCAGTTCCACCAACACGTCACTGTACGTCACCCCGGATCTTTCTCCGGCTCCGGAGGTGGGTGAGGAGTTCACCTATCCGTTTGTCGGCGGCGCAGCGGGCACCACAAGCACCGTGGTCTTGCGAAGCTCGTTTGGAGGCGTCAACGATCCCGGAAGCCTTGGGGTAGGCGTGCCGGCGCAGATATACGCCGCAAACGCCATCAGCTTCAAAACTCCGACGCGCTTCCGCATTTCCATGCTTGGAAGTCAAGCGGTGCGGGTTGGCGACACGATCAAACTTCGTACATCGCCGGACGCGTTCAGTCAAGTAGTAGTGCCAATAACGAGCATCAACACAGTTAGCGGGGTAATCACGCTAGTCTTCAACTTGTTTGCGGTTGGAGATTGCGTAAGGATTACTGGCACTATTCCGTCACAGTTGAGCGCGTCCCAGTCGTACTGGGTGGTGTTTTCATCGGGAAACGACATTCGCTTGTCGGCAACGCGCGGCGGCGCAACGGTCGTCCCCCTGAGTTCTCCACCAGCAAATACGGCGTTGGTGTCGCTTGCATTGCCGCAAGGCATTGTGCCGTCGTTCACAGACAACGCATTTGGAGACTACATCGTTGCCAAGAAGTGCAGCCCTATTACGGGCCAAATCGGCGACTATTTAGGGCCACAGGCAAAAGCAGTCGTCGTCGGAGCCGGCCAAGACGTAACCATCAATACGGCGTTTGCGGATGATGACCGCGTGCGGATTGACCAATCTGCGGGCGGGCTGCTCGCAGGCGTAGACTACTACGTCCGAGTTACAGACACGCCGGCAGATGCGCAGTGGGTGCAGTTCAGCCAAGTGCCATACCCAAACACGGTGCTGGTCACAACGAACAGCCAGCTCATCGGGCGCACGCTGACCGTCCAAGACACGGAAACGATGTTCTACTTGCGCCGGCCAACCACTACGGAGGTAGCCAGCGTTTCTACGGGAACGAGCAACCACATCACGCTTGCAGAAGGGCACTTTTTGACGGTGGGGGACAAAGTGCAGTTCGCGGGCGCAACGTTGCCGACCGGGCTCACGGCTGGCGTGACCTACACCATTTCCGCGCTGTCGAGCGCGGCACCGGAAACAGTGGCAGAACGTAGAGTTACGCTGCAAGGTGTGAACATCACGGCAACCGGCTCGCTGCCGATTACGATGACGCAAGTAGCCGGCGACGATTTGCTTACTGTAACCAACAGCAGCAAGAAGCTATTTGCAGAGCGCGCGTTTCAGACGCGCGGATCGCTGACGGGCCTTACGATCACAGCCGTCACGGGAAGCAACGCCAACCAAACGCGGGCATGTGGAGATGTCTACTACGACGCGGCAACAGCAACGTCAGTGCTGGAGGTGAGCCCGCCGTTCACCAACAACACGGCCGCGAACGACACCTACTCGATTCAGCCGCCGGTCATCAACGGACAAAGCACTCCGTTCAACAAGTTTGCCTTGTGGCTGCCGTGGTCTCCGTTTGAAGGAGAGGCGGAAGGTACAGAGCCTGTGTTGACACTGTGCTCGTGCGCGGGAGCCAGCCAGCCGATCACCGTTACGTTTGGTACGGACATTCTTGCGCCGAACACGCAAGCGGCGATCTACGGCGGCGGCAGAGTAGCCGATACCAACAGCACGGTTACGGCAGGGTCGACCGAATCGCTCATCAACTGCACGACACTGGAAGGCAGTTACGGTGTCAGCCAAGTGCTGATGTTCCGCACGGGCGCGCTCGCTGGGCAATACCGCCAAATACTGTCAGCGGCTGGTACATCGGTACTGTTGGCGACGCCGTTCGGCGCGGCCCCGGCAACTGGCGATGTATTCGACATCATCAGCACAAGCGCACCGCTGGAGGTTGTCTACGGACGCTCGTACTTCTTGCAGCCGACGAGCACGGTTGGAACGTACAGCCTAACGGCGACGTTTAACGGGACGCCCATTACGGGATCGTCGGCGTTCTTCGGCGCAACGACGTTCTTGTCGTTGCAGCATCAGAGGAACAAGCGCAACCCGTATCCGCCGGGGTTCAACTACCCCAACCACTACACGCCCGTAGCGGGCATGTACCAGCCGTTCCAAGGGCCTTCGCTGGCGATCCAGCCGAAGCAAAGCCACTACGTCGGTCTTGCCCTACGGATGCATGAGTACCTGGGCGACGCCATGCACGTCATTCCGCTGGGGTTCAGCGGAAGCGGTCTGGCGCAGAGGGAGACGACGGCGCTGGGCGCGAAGGGTTACGGGTGGTACGACCCAGACCAGCAGATTAGTTGGGCTCCTGGCGACCCCAACAACTGCTTTGGGCGGTTGCTGGATGTCCTCGACGCCGCCAAGACCGCCTTCGCCTTGCAGGGCGATACGGGCGAGTGCGTAGGCATCTTCTGGGCGCAGGGCGAAGAAGACGCCACCTCGGAGAGCCGGGCCAGCCGCTACTACGCCAACTGCACGAAGCTGCGGCAGGCCATCCGGCAAGCGATTGTGGACCGGGGCCTTGCCAGCGTCAGCCCGCACAAGATCCCGTGGCTGGCGTCCAAGGTGCGCCCTAACGTGCTCTGGACCTACGCCGATACGGTCAACGCCGCCATCACCAAGATGACAGACGCGGACCCGTATTCGCGTGCGGTGGAGACGAGCGATCTTCCGGTGATGTTCGATGGCATCCACTACACGGGTGCCGGCATGAACACGCTGGGGCAGCGGTTCTACGAAGCGTGGATCGCCGTGCAGCGCATGGGCACCAGCGAGGTGGACATCTGCAACTTGGCGCTTGCCAACATCGGGGAGACGGCCAAGGTCACAAGCATCGACCCGCCGGACGGCTCGGCGCAGGCGGCCCTGTGCGCTCGCTTCTACCCGTTGGCCCGCGACACCCTGCTGGAGATGGGTTCTTGGTCGTTCGCGCTGAAGCGCAAGGCCCTTGTCGAGACGGACAACCCGCGCTCAGAGTGGGAATACGCCTACGAGGTGCCAGCGGACGCCAGCGGCATCTTGGCGGTGATGCCGCCCGACGCCGCCGACGATTGGGTGGTGAACGGCAGGCTGATCCCGCAGAAGTTCGTCGTCGAGTCGGACATCCACGGGAACCGCGTCCTCTACACCAACCAAGAAGATGCGGTCATTCGCTACAACGCGAAGATCGTAGACACGACGCTGTTCAGCACGCTGTTCACGATCGCTTTGTCGTGGCACCTGTCGTCCATGCTGGCTGGTCCGATCATCAAGGGCGATGTCGGGGCCGCAGAGTCCAAGCGGTGCGCGCAGATGGCGACCGCCTACATGATGCAGGCGTCGTCGCACGACAAGACCACGCAGGCCGAGGTCAAGCCGTCGCACACCCCTAGCTGGATCAGCATTCGATAGCTATGCCTAACACTCGCGCCGTTCAACTTGCGTTCAACGCCGGAGAGGTCAGCCCGGAGATGTACGGGCGAGTCGATCAGAAGGCGCATCAAAGCGGCCTGAAGACGTGCCGGAACATGTACATCAAGCCGCAAGGCGCTGCGAAGCGGCGTCCCGGTCTGGCGTACGTTGGGAATGCCGTCAGCAACTCCGCCAAATCGCGCCTGATTCCGTTCCAAGGCGAATCGGACATGGTGTTGGAGGTGAGTGCCAACGCCGTCCGGTTCTACCGCAGCGGGGCGCAGATCGCCTTGGCAGCGGACAACTACTTCGTGGCACGAGCATGCACGGTCAACACCGGCACGGGCATCTGGACGCTTTCGACTGGCAACCTCGACAACTTGCCGAACGACGCTCGCATCACGATTTACGGGCTGACGGCCGCCAACGTCGGGGCGCTCTACACGAACGTCAACCAAGGCCCAGCGCAAGTGGCTTCGATCGCAGGCGTTGGCGCGTGGCAATGGAGCACAACGGGTAGTTTTTTCACGACGACATCGCCGCATGGGCTGCGGCAAAACGATGCCGTCATCATGCAGGAAACCGCCAGCCTCCTGCGCTGGTTCTACGTCGACGTACTGACGGAAACATCGTTTCGCATCCGCGTAGGCAGCCAGCAGACGGGGGTGTACACAGGCCCGTTGCCGGCGTGGGCAACTTCGACGCTCACGATGTGGAAGGCGGTAACGCCATCATCCACGATCGGCATATCGTCGCTGTACTACATCGAGAAGCTGTCTAGCACGACGTTCAAGATCAAGGAGTCGCTAGAAGCCGCGACCATCAACAGCTACGCCAGCGACGGCACCAACAGCTTCACGGTAGCGGCATACTACCCGCAAGGGTCGCTCCGGCTGGATCAGGGACTCAGCAACTACTACCAGACCAACGCAGCAACATTTTCATCGAGTGCAGCGACGGCCGCATGGGTGAACTACGGGATCAACAACAACTCCACTACGACGTGGAGTCTTGTGTCGTCCGCATCCGGCCTTACGCACCCCAACAACTACTCCGACACGCAGTTGATGGAGTTGACGTACGCACAAGACAACAACAAGTTGACGCTGACGCACCGCAACAAGCCCACGCTTGTACTAACGCGGCTCACGGACTTGCAGTGGAGTTGGGCATATGCAAACTACGCCCCGCCGATTGCGTCTCCGACGGGCGTGACGGCCACGGCCTTCGGAGCGGTGCGAATCCGGTGCTCGGACTGGCGAATCGGCTACCAAACGACGGTCGCGTGTGCATTCAAAACCTCGCACGACGAAGTTGTTGCACTGGTTCCTGGCGACACCGTGAAGTTCTTTTGCGCTCCATCCGGAAACCCCGGAACGTTGCACGAAAAAGTACAGAACAACACGTTCACCGTGACGCGCGTGTACAGCACTGCGGCTAATGCATCGAACACGGTTTTTGAAGTCAAAGCCAATAGCCAAACCAATCTTGCCCAAGCAGGTCTTGGCATAGGCCAGCGGCTTGAAGAGGGAACCACGGCGGCGACCATTAGCCCGGAGATCTTTGCGGAGCTATGGCCGGACGACAGCCAAGCACTCAACTACTACGTCGTAACGGCGGTTGACGACAACAACGTCGAGAGCCAGCCAAGCGCGCAAGTGGCAATCGAGAACAACCTGTTCGCCCGCGAAACGTACAACGTACTGACGTGGACGCAGGTTCCTGGCGCGCGTCGCTACAACATCTACAAGCGCACCAGCGGCCTGTTCGGATGGATCGGGCAAGCCGACACAGCCGCAAACGTCACATTCAAGGACGACAACATCACCCCGGACTTGAGCCGCACGCCGGCGATTCTCGACACCTCGTTGGCACCGACAAGCAACGCGCAGTTGGCCTATCCCGGTGCTGTGACGTACTTCGAGCAGCGCAAGGTTCTGGCGGGCACGGTTGGAGATCCGTCCAAGATCTGGATGACGCGAAGCAACACAGACCAAGACTTGAGCTTCGGCATCCCACTCAAGGATACCGACCGCATCGCGTTGACGGTCAAGGCGCGCAACAACAACGTCATCCGGCACTTGGTCAGTTCCGGCGAGCTGCTTGTGCTGACCGATCAGAGCGAGTGGCGCATCACGGCGATCAACAGCGATGCGGTGACGCCGACGACCATCGCCGTACGGCCGCAAAGCTACATCGGTGCAAACTTCGTCACCCCTGCGATCATCAACAATGTGGCGGTGTTCTGCGCCGCCATGGGGGGGCATGTGCGGCAGATGGGGTTCAACTTCAACGCGCAGGGCTATACGACGGCGGACTTGAGCCTGCGCGCTTCCCACCTGTTCGACGACTACACGCTTACGGATCTGGCGTACATGAGGTCGCCGCTTCCGATCGCCTGGTTCGTAAGCTCATCGGGCAAGTTGCTTGGTATGACGTACATCCCCGAAGAGGAAGTCGCGGCATGGCACCAGCACGACACAGACGGCGTAGTCGAATCGGTTGCATGCATCAAGGAAGGCGACGTTGACAGCCTGTACTGCGTCGTCCTGCGCACCACGAACGGGTCGCCAGCACGGTACATCGAGCGCATGACAGATGTGCGAGCGACGGGTTCCGCAGACAACTACCTCGACAGCAGCCGCGTGTTCGACGGGACGCACGTCGGAGGCCGCTTGCTTGTGGTCACGGAGTTGAACAACGGCGGATGGCAGGCGGATGCCTCCGTGACCATCTCTGACTCGCTTGGAGGGTCCGTATTCGCCGGGACGGATGTCGGAGACTATTTGGAGCTGCGAGCGAACGGCTTGGCCTATCGCGTACAGATCACGCAGCGGATCAGCAGCGTGCAGGCGCGCGGAAGGTTGATGGACCCGTTGCCTGTCGCGCTGCGCAACACGCCGATTGCCTCGTGGGCGTGGGCGCGAGCGACGTTCTCCGGTGCGTCCAACTTGGCCGGAAGGACTATCGAGGTGGTGGCGGATGGGGACATCTTGCGCGGGATCACCGTCGATGCCAGCGGGGCTTTCGTGCTGCCTGTCTGGGCAACCAAAGTAACCGCAGGCATCTGGTACCAGTCGGTTCTGGAAACGCTGCCTGTGGCTATGCAAGTCGATGGCCTTGGGCAAGGCCGAACGAAGAACATCAACAAGGCATGGCTGCGCGTCGATGCAGAAGACTCCGGCTTCTACATCGGCCCAAACCAAGCGGAGCTTGTCGAAGAGGACACGCTGCCGGCGACTGCCACATCGCTTGAGCGCCAAGTCACCTTGCTTCCCGCGTGGGGGCAAGACGGGTCCATCGTGGTCAGCCAGTCGAATCCCGTTGGACTGACCGTCAACGGCATCGTCATGGAGGTCGCTGTAGGTAGCTAGCCATGCCAGTCACTACGAACTACGTCAACTTGAGTTCAGATCCTTGGGGTAGCCCGCTTGGTTCGGACACGGCAACGGGCGTCCCAGCGCGGCCCTCTACGGCGGCGGGTGCTCCGGCATCTACGGCGTCTGCTCCGTCTGGTGGCGCGGATCTAACGACTCTTGGAGTCGTTGGCATGGTGACCGGCGGCGTGATGAGCGCGATCGGTGCCTACTACCAAGCCGAAAGCCAGCGGATGCAGTTGAAGTCGCAGGCGAGCGCGGCGGAGTTCGCGGCGCGAATCGCGGACATCAACGCCCGCCAAGCCGAGTCTGACGCGCAGTACGCGATCAAGGCAGGCCAGAAGGAGGCGGGGCTGTACGCCATGCGTGCGGGGCAGGAGAAGGCCGCCATGGCTGCGTCGCAGGCTGCTCGCGGGCTGGTTGCTGGCGACGGCACGGCGGCGGAGGTCTTGGCGAGCCAAGAGTTGACCAAGCAGCTGGACCTCGCTGCCATCGACTCCAACGCCCTGCGGCAGTCGCAGGCTCTCCGCCGGCAGGCCGTGAACGAACGCCAGCAGGGCCTCATGGGCCGAGCGCAGGCGGGCAACCTCCGAGCCACCCGCCGCACGATCCAGCCTGCAATCGGAGCTGGGGCGCAGTTGCTGGGCACCGCAGGCCAAGCCGCCACCATCTACGGTCAGTACCAGACCATGAACCGCCGGACCTCCTGAAATGCCTCGCGTACCGACTCCCTCCGTTGGCCTCCAAGCCGGGGCCATGCCGCAGTTCCAGGCCACGCAGGTTTCGCCTGCCCAGAACTTCATGGGGCAGCAGCTTCAGCAGCTAGGCCAAGGCGTCGAGCAGGCTGGCGCGGGCGTCATGCGGCTGGCTGACCGAATCAACGACTCCAAGGCGCGCTCCGCCGACACGGAGTTCAGCGAGTTCACGCGGGCGGCGTTGAGCCAGTACCGCAACATGCGGGGTAAGGACGCCGTGCAGTCGCGTGACAAGTTCTTGCAGGATCTGGAGCAGAAGCGCAAGGAACTGTCGGACGGCTTGGACAACCAGTGGCAGCGCGAGTTGTTCTCGGAACGAGCCACTTTCCGCTCCTCGCAGTTCACGACCTACGTTGACGACCACTACCAAGGGCAGGCGACTGCCTACGAGGTGGGCGAAGCGTCGGCTGCGCTGAAGGCGAACTTCAAGGACTTCGCGCAGCAGTACACGGCTGCTGGGACGATCCCGCAGGGGGCCGTCAGCGACAACCCGATCTACAAGGACACCATGCGGCAAGTGCAGGTGCTTGCTCGCGCTCAAGGCATCCCCGACGACAGCGAGCAGTTCCGCCTGATGCGCGACTCGGCGGAGGACAACCTGCATGTCACGGCCATGCTCTCGATGGTGGAGAACCAAGATCCGCAGTCGCGGCAGATGGCGCGTGAGTACTGGAAGCAGAACGGCCAGCGCGTCAGCCCAGACAACCGCGCCAAGGTCGAGCAGCAGCTGCGGACGATGGATGTGGACGACGATGCGTTCATGCTGTCGCGGGAGCTTCGCGGGTACAGCGAGGGCCTTGGCAACCAGATGCAGATGCTGGATCAACTTCGCCAGATCGGCGACATCGACGGCGTGACCTACAACGCCACCGCGCAGAAGTTGCAGGCGGCCTACAGCCTCGACAAGGCGGCGAAGGACGACACTCGGAACCGCTTGCGAGACGAGTACGAGCGGTCCCTGGCTGGCTCGATCCAGCGTGGCGAAGACTGGTCCTCGTGGCTGTCGAGCAACCCGCTGCTGGTGGACAGCCTGAACACGGAAAACATGCTCCGCGACGCGCAGGAGTTCCATGCGGCGAAGGGCCGCATCGACACGCAGGACGGCTTGGATTGGTTGAGTGGCATCGAAGCGAACCCGCAGCAGATCGTCGGAGTTCAGTGGAGTGCTCTTCGCGCCCAAGCAGGCAAGACACTTAGCAACGGCAGTCTTGATCGGCTGGAGAACCTGTACGTCAAGGCCAACAACTTGCAGGTCGGCCCGAGCGGAAGGAAGCGCGTGGATCTGGTCAAGCTGACCTCGGATCAGGACTTCAACCAATCGCTGGTCGAGAAGGTGTTTGGTCAGCCGTACGACCGTGCGTGGTTTGCTGAAAAAGCCAACGACGAGCAGCGCGCCGCCGGTCAGCGGTGGCTGAACACGCAGATCGAGTTGGAGGCCAAGATGAACGCGGCTGGCGTCTCCGGCGATGACCGCGATGCGCAGCGCAAGTGGGTGACGGAATACGCTGCATCCGCCAAGGCGAAGGTCACGTTCGCGCCGTCGCTTGGCGAGCAGCAGATCGACCCGATCCAGCTACAGATCTCGTGGCCGAACATGTCGGAGGCCGACAAGCAACGGATCACGTTCCAAGAGAGCGACGGTCAAGGCAACACGGCTCGCGTGACGCTTGGTGACTGGTACAACAAGCCAGAGCTTCGGACGCAGGCGAAGCAAGACGTTTCTGACGCCATCGCTGCGCTCAAGACGCAGAACGACCCTGAGTTGCTTGCGAAGGCAACCATGCTGGAGGAAGTGCTCCAGCGCGCTCAATCCTCGGAAGGTAGCTGGAACGACATCACCAAGCCGCCCGAGGGCCTTGATCCGCTGATCCGCACCTACCTGCAAGCCGAGATCGCTCGCGGCGACCAGACCAAGAAGCTCAACGAACAGGAGGCCATGAAGCGGCGCATCGGCATGAATCAGGTGCGCGGCGGGCTGGATCAGACTCGGATCGACCTCCCTTCGTGGGTGAGGAGCTATTTGCCTCCCGGCGAGAAGGTCAAGGCGGAGGATGCCATGAACAACATCGAAGAGTTCATGGCCATCGCCAAGGAAACCAACGTGTTCGGATCGGTGGACTGGTCGAATCCTGGCGCAGAGGCCGAGGCGCGCAAGCGCATGCAGAAGGCCATCATGGACGCTACGGAAAGCCGTCCTGTCAGAGGCGCACTTGGTCAAATACAAGATCAAGCGGCGATGATGCTTCCTTCGATACCGCGCCAACAGTTCGAGGAAGAACTGGCCGCCAAGGAAGAATCTCGCGCTGTTCAGAGGCTCATCAACAAGCTCGCTAACGAGAAGACGATTGAGGTGCTGAAGAAACAGCATCAGGTCAACCAGACCGCTGGAGCCAAAAGGCTTGCAGAACAACTCCAGGCCCAACGCAAGTCGCGGTAATCTGAATCAGCATGGAAGTTCCCGACACGCTCGCGTCCGACATCCAAGACCCGAAGCCCGCGCCGCAGCCTGTCGTGCAGCCGCCGCCTGCGTTGGAGGCGGTCCCCGCCATCCAGCAGCCAACAGGCGGGCAGTTGCTGGCGCAGCGGTGGATCGCTGAACGCGAGGCCGAGAAGGCGCAGCAGCTACAGAACTTCCGTACGGCGGTGTCGCAAGACCCTCAACTGTACGCGAAGAAGGTTGCCGTCTCGCAGCAGTTGGGCCTCGACCCCAACAACCCCGACCAAGACTGGAAGGTCGCGGAGCAGCTTGCCAAGCAGCGGCAGGCGGAGGCTCTGGCCTTCGACCAGAAGTACCCCCAGTTGTCGGCGCAGATGCGGCAGTACGACTTCGCCGCGCAAGCGTACGACGACCTCGAAAACCTCCAGCGGATTGAAGGCTTCTGGCAGTGGGTCGGGGAGAACTACAGCCGTGGCCGCATGATGGTTGAGCGCGGCGAGATCGGCACCCGCATCGCCATGGGCTGGTCTACGCAGGCGGACCTCGACCGGCTGGAGGAGATGAAGAAGGCTCCCCGCCTGCCCGAGATGAGCGGCTTGCTGTACGGCATGGGCGGAGGCACGGCAGAGGTCGTAGGCCAGATGAGCAAGACCCTGCCGGCGTCCCTGGCGGCTGCTGGTACGGCTTCGGCGGCGGCGGCTGTCGCTCCACCCCTGGCGATCGTTTCGGCCCCCACGGCCTTCCTGCTGACCTCTGGTGCCCAAACGGCGGTCATCGAGGGCGGCAACGCCTACTTGGACTACCTCGAAAGCGGGTACGGCGAGGAGGAAGCCCGTACGGCAGCCCTCGGCGTGGGCATCGTCAACGGCGCGGCGGAAACCGTGCTCGGCAAGTATGCCCTGAAGCCGTTCCAGCAGTTGGGCGGCAAGCTCGGCAGAAAGGTCATGCCCAAGGTGTTCAAGCCGCAGACGGCGACCACCAGCCTTGGGCAGGCTGCCATGGCCTACCTGAAGGGCGTCGGTGCGGAGGTCGGCACCGAGGTGTTCCAAGAGATCACCCAGATCGCTGGCGGCGAGGCTGCCAAGGCGTTCAGCCGCCCCGAACTCGACCAACTCATGGCGACGCCGCAGGGCCGCCAGCAGATCTACGACCGCATCGGTGAGATCGCCAGCAAGACCGTCCTGAGCATGATGGTCCTGGGCCTCCCCGGCCCCATGGCGAACTTCGTGACCGACATGAAGCGCGCCGAGCAGGCCAACATCGACACGCAAGTGCTGAAGGCCATGGTGCAGGGCACCAACGACAGCCGGCTGACGGAGCGGAACCCCGAACTTGCGCGGCAGTTCCAAGAGTCGGTGCAGGGGCAGGCTGTCGAGGAGGTCTTCATCAACAGCGAGACGCTGCGCTCGCGGCTGGCTGCGATCGACGAGGCGGCAACGGCGGAAGGCAAGCTCCAGAAGTCGGCGTTCGACGTTCTGCGCGACTTGCTGCCCGAGGTGTCGAACCAGTTGCAGGCGGTGCAGGGTCAGAACGACATGATCCGCATCAAGTCGGCGGACCTGACGACCAAGCTGGGGCGCAGCGAGATGCTGTCCGCGCTCATGGGCGACATCCGCATCGACCCGTACGGGATGAGCGAGAACGAGGTCAAGCAGTTCAGCGGGCAGATCCAGAAGCGCGCTGGCGAGATGCAGAAGTCGATCAGCGAGAAGGCGCAGCAGGACAAGGAGTGGCGCGACAGCGCGAACCGCGTGCGCGACATGCAGGCCCAGCAGATTCGGCAGGCTGGCCGCAGCGCGCTGGAGGCCCGAATTGGGGCGAGCCTGTACTCGGTCATCGTGCAGCGCATGGCGATGCTGGAGGGCGTGACGCCCGAGCAATGGCACGCCGCCAAGGGCATGACGACCATGGGTGCTGCCGCGCAGCCTGCGGCGGTTGTGCAGCCCCCGGCGTGGTTGAGCCAGATGGCGGCTCCCGAGCAGGCGCAGCCGACGCAGGAGGTGGCAGCCGCCGAACCGCAGGCGGCCCCAGCGCAGCAATCCGTCCAGCCCATCGACCAAGCCAAGACGCTACTGGCCGACCCCAGCGCGCAGATCACGCCGGAGCAGCGGGCGGAACTGGAGCAGTACGTTCAGCAAGCTGAGGAGCAGCCGCTGCGGAGTACATCTTGGATGGATGATGGCATCTCTGAGGCCGAACTAAGCGAGTTCAGTTTTCGTGACCGGGATGACCAATACTTATATCATGTGACAACGAAGGATAGGGTAGACGATATTTTGTATGAAGGCGCGGGCCTTAAGGTTAATCAGCCTGGGCAATACGCTGGTGCGGCGGCCAAGCAGAACAGTTTCGGCAAGATTTTCCTTACGGAGCGTAGTGGAGTCGCCGTATGGGCTGGTCAGCTTGAAGATCAACTGGCTGATTCACGCGATTACGGCGAAGACGATGATGTTGCTTCCGACATTGCGGTGCTTCGGATACCTCGCGGCCTAGTCCAAAACATCCAGAGTGACACCGGCCCTACGCCAGCCACGGTTGGGCGTGACTACTACACAACTACCAATGTTCCTGCTGCGTTTCCTGAAAACGACGACCTCCGCAGTCGCACCCCCATCACCCCCGACGACACCGCCTACCTCGCCGCCGTCGAGGCCGGCGACATGGAGACGGCGCAGCGGATGGTGGACGAGGCGGCGAAGAGGGCGGGGTATGAGTCCAAGGCTTTCCATGGAAGTCCAGAGCGAGATATTCAAGAGTTTACGGAACAAAAAACCGCAGTTGGATTTTTCTTTTCCCCTGATGAAGAAACTGCTGCGTATTACACGGGAAAGCGCGGAAAAGTTTACAACGTGCTGCTCAATATGGGCAAGACGCTTTACCTAACTGATGAACAAGATCGCAATGCAGCAATCGAGAACGTGTATTCTACTGGCAATGCCACAAGAGACACAGATGCTGTGCAGGCATTTGCAGCACGCCTGTACCTAGAAGGTTACGGGAAAAACGATGTTGTGACGGCGTTTTTTGACAGGCAAGATGGTATTCAAGATGTGCTGTCGGGAGCATATCCCATCAAATCGCTAATGGCGGACAACTACATCGACGAGAAAGAAATCGATCAACTTGTTGCAGATATTGGTGAGGCGCAGGTTGAGGAGGCGTACAACGCGCAAGCCCCAGCAACCGACGAAGTGGTGGAAGAAGTCAAGCGAGCATATGGCACGCAAGACTTCTATATGGAATATCAAGACGATCTGATGTCTTGGGCGCGTGGCGAATACGACTCTGTTGTGTTTGACGATCCTAGCACGACGGGGGACTCTGTGTCGTATGTAGTGTTTGATAACCGACGCATCAAACTGGCCGACCCCGTAACCCGCGACGCCCAAGGCAACGTCATCCCGCTGTCGCAGCGGTTCGACCAGACGAAGGAAAGCATTCTGTACAGCCAGCAGCCCGACACGGGCGTTGGCGGCACCTACAGCCGCTTGATGCGAAGGACGGTGCTGAACCAAGGCCCGAATGGTGCGCGTGCAACGACGTGGTTCCACGAATTGATGCATTTCATGTTCGACACGCACGCGGACATGATCGCTCGCGGCGTGGCGACGGAGCAGATGCGCGCCGACTTCATGGAGTTGCTGCGGTTCGCCAAGTTTGAGGGCACGCTGGAGGAATACCTCGCGCTCCCGAGCGAGAAGCAGCGCGTGACCCACGAGACGGTGGCCTACTCGTGGGAGGCTTGGCTGCTTGAGGGCCAGTCGCCGTCGCTGTCGATGACGCGCATCTTCAGCGCGATCCGCAAGTTCTTCGTGGATGTCTGGAAGCAGCTTTCGGGCATCAACGAGGCGTACAAGCTGGAGACGGGGCAGGATCTCCCTGGCTTGACGCCGGAGGTGCGGGCGGTGTTCCGGCGCATGGTGGCGGCGGAGGACCAGATCAAGCTGGCCGAGGCCACGCGGGCGGCTGTTCCGCTGTTCTTGGACAAGGAGACTTGGACGAAGCTGGGCAACCCTGCGGAGGACTGGGACAAGTACCGCGCTGCCGAGCGTGAACGGATTGACGAGGCGGTGACGCAACTGACGCGGCGGAGCATGACGGTGCTGGGCCAGTTGCACGGCACGTTTGACGAGCGGCTTGCCAAGTTGCAGAAGGAGGCTGCCGGCGTGCGCGAGGCCATGCGCGATGAGGCGACTGCCGAGGTGCAGAAGCAGCAGGTGTACCGCTTGCGCGACTTCTTGGCGGACGGAACGGAGCGGCGCGACACGGGCGAGGTGTCGGAGCAGAGGGCGGCGGTCCACGGCCTGAACCGCGAAGCCCTGACGCAGATGCCGTTGGCTGCGAACGTCGTGATGACGGACCTGAACCAGCAGGTAGAGGCCGCCCGCATCCTGCATGAGATGTGGCTTGGGCAGGAGATCCGTCCGCTGATGCGGATGCCCGAGTTCAAGGTGTCTGGGTCTGGCAACGTCAAGCAGACGCAGAATCGGATCACCAACGCCGAGACGAAACTCGCCAAGCTGGCTGCGAACGCTCCCGAGCGGGTCGAGCTTGAAGCCAAGCTGAAGTCGCTTCGTGACGAGCTAGCCAAGCGCAGCATGGTGGCCGAAGAACGGGCCGCTTTGGAATCGCAGAAGGAGGCCATCCGCGCCGAGAACGACGAGATCCGAAAGGCCAACGCCGAGATCGACGCCAAGCGGCGGGAAACCAAGGAAGCCTTGGACGCAGCCATCGCTGCTCAGAAGGTCGGCTTGCGGAAGGTTGAAGCCGAGGAGCTTCGCCGCGCCAAGAAGCACAAGCTGGCGCAGTACCTGACGGAAGACGGTCTGGACCCTGCTCAGGTGGCCGAGCAGTTCGGCTACGCCGACACGGCGGAGATGCTTCAGGATCTGCTGAAGGCTCCCGAGATGTCCGAGGCTGTCGAGAGCGAACTCGACCGCCGCATGTTGCGCGACTACGAAGACCTGTCCAGCCCCGAGGCGTTGGAGGAGGCGGTCACGGCGTCGCTGCACAACGAGGCCAACACGCGCTGGCTGACGATGGAGTTGAACGCGCTCCAGCGTGCTCAGCGCATGGGCGACAACCGTCCTGAAGCGATGGAGGAGCAGTCGCAGAAGGAGCAACTGCTTGCCGACATGCGCGCCGACTTGGACGCCTTGAACAACCGCTTGGCGCAGGAGAAGGAGGCGAACGATCTGGCTGCCGTGGCCGCTACCGAGGCCGAGCGGGAGTCGCTGCGCGAAGCCATCGAGCAAGTGAAGAAGGACGCCGACGGTGCCTTGTCCATGCGGATCATGCGGGCGTCGGCGCGCATGGCGGCGGAGCAGGCGTTGTCTGGCAAGAAGATCAGCGAGATCCGCCCCGACCTGTTCGCCGCTGCCGAGCGGCGCAGCAGCCGAGACGCTTTGGCGCGGCTGACGGAGAACGATCTGCCTGGGGCGATCCAGGCCAAGCGCGATCAGTTGCTGCAAAACCAGATGGCTCAGGAGGCGCAGAAGATCCGCGCCTACGTCCAGCGCACGACCAAGTGGTTCAACGCCTTCTTCCGCAAGAAGGACACCTCGCTGGCGCGCAACCGCAGTCTGGAGCACATCTACGCCATCCGTGCCATCTTGCTGGCATACGGGTTCGGCGGCTCGACGGCTCGCCAAGCGGCGAAGGCGCAGCAGGCTGCCGAGTTCATGACGCAGCTTCAGAAGTACGAGCCTGCGCGCTACGCCGAGATCAATGCGCTGATCGAGAAGGCGAAGGCCCGCAAGATGTCGTTCCGCGACCTGACCGTGGACGAGTTCAAGGTGCTCGACGGCACGCTGCGAACCCTTTGGGAGGAGGCCAAGCAGGAGAAGACGATCCTGGCCGAGGGCAAGCGTGTCGCCGTCGAGGAGATCGAAAAGCAGGTTGCGGATCGGGCTGCGGAGATCGCGCCAAAGGGGCCGCGTCCTGGGCAGAAGGAGGCGTTGACGCCTATCCAGACCGCCATCAGGACGTTCCAAGGCATCCTGAGTTCGATGCGTCGAGCGCAGTCGGTGTTCGATGAGTACGACGGCAAGCTGCCTGGGGTGTTCACCAAGTACTTCTGGCGTCCGATCCAAGAGGCGGTGTTGCAGTACCGCGCCGCCCGCGACAAGTACCACGCGCAGTTCGTGGCGATCTTGCAGAAGGTCGCGCCGTACATGAACAACCGGATCGAGGACTCGTGGGCGATCACGGAGAAGCACATCGGCTACAAGTTCAAGACGATGCAGGAGCTTGTTGCGGCTCTGACCCACATCGGCAACCTGTCCAACAAGTCGAAGCTGACCGTTGGCGGTCGCGGCAAGGGCTTTGAGTGGGCTGTCTACGACGAGGAGACGGGCCTTGTCGATACCAGCAAGTTCGACGCGATGATCGCGGAGCTTGCGGCCTCGGGCATCCTGCGCGAGGAGCACTTCGATGCCGCGCAGGAGATCTGGAACCTGAACGAGGAGATGAAGCCTGGGATTCAGCGGGTGTACCGCATGAAGTACGGGCAGTTCATGGACGAGGTGAAGGCGACGCCGTTCACGATCACCTTCCAAGACGGCAAGACCAAGACCTACGCGGGCGGGTACGTCCCTGCGAAGGTGGACCGCGAGATTGTCTACGACCTGAACAACCCTAGCTCGATGGCCGAGGTTGAGCAGCAGTTCCGCGACGCGGTGCCTGTGACGGGCTGGGGCTTCACGATCGCCCGCATGAACCGCTACATGAAGCCGTTGGATCTGGACCTGTCGAGGCAGTTCCAGCACATCGAGTTTGTGCAGCGGTTCGTCAACGTCCAGCCGGCCCTGTGGGGTGTGACGCGGCTGCTGCGGTCGGATGTCATCTCGGGGGCGTTCAACAGCATCGACCCCACGGTGATCCCGAACACGATCATGCCGTGGCTGGAGAAGGTGGCGTCGCAGCGCACGGGAACGCCGAGCGGCAGCCCGTGGTTCGACTCTGCGTTGCGAACGGTACGCAACCGCGCCGGCATGGCGATCATGTTCGGCAACCTGTCCAACACGATGCAGCAGATAACCGGCTTCTCGCTGGCTCTGCTGAAGGTCAAGCCGTCGTACTTGTTCGGCGCGCTGCGGCGCATCGTGCTGACGAGCGGGGCCGAGCGCAGGGCGGCGTACGAGTTCATCTCCACCAAGTCGCTGTTGATGAACCAGCGGTTCCGCACCCAGATCTTCCAGCTTCAGGAGGACATGAACGAGGTGTTGCTCAACCCGTCGAAGTTCGACAAGGCGAAGTCGTACGCCAAGAAGCACGCCTACTTCATGCAGCAGACGGTCCAGAACGTCATGGACGCCGTGGTCTGGTCTGGTGCGTACGAGCAGGCGTTGGCTGCCGGCGTCGCAGAAACGGAGGCCATCGCTCGGGCAGACGCTGCGGTCACGATGACGCAGGGCGGCACGCAGCCCGAGCTGATCGCTCGCGTGGAGGGCGGCACGGAGTTCGTGCGGACGTTCACGCAGTTCACCAACTACTTCAACATGATGTTCAACCTGAACTACGGCGAGTTCGCCAAGCTCGTGCGCGAGTCAGGTTGGCGCAGCAACAAGGGGCAACTGTTCTCCACTTGGGTCATGGGCATGGCGGCCCCGACGATCGTGGCGGCGGCGATCGCCAACGCCTTCAGCGGCAAGCTGGACGACGAGGACGACGACGGCTACGCGGGCGACCTTGCGTGGTTCGGCATCGACGCTTTGATGCGCGGCACCCTGAGCATGATCCCTGGTGGAAGCGCGATCGGCGCGCTGACGATCAACCGGCTGGACGATGTGACCTACAACGACCAGATGCTCAACACGCCGGTCGCTGGCGCGCTGACGCGGGCGTTCGGTGGCACCATCGCGTTGATCGAGGCGGCGGCTTCGCCGGACAAGGATGTGACCGGGCGCAAGATCCGCGACGCCTTGACCATGCTGGA